GACACGGCTGAATTTTTCACAGTAGGATCATTCTCCAGCGCCGTGATCACGCCCGCATTCCCTCTGGTCAATGCCCATGCGGACACAACCCCTGTGTACAGCGGCTCTGAGTTTCTCTCGTACCATTTCGGCGTTCAGCATTACGCCAGATTGCGAGCACTTGTTGATACCGCGTCTGCTGGCACTGAAACCGCTGCCGCCGTTGGCGTCCCAGTCTATGTAGGTGTCTCAATTTGGATGTAGTCATGCAGAAAACACCAAAAAGTGATCCGCTGTATGCTTATGTTTCTCTGCTAGAAACGGAGCAACACGACTATCCAAGGTTAACGTTGAGCGACCGTATCGCCCTATACTCTTTAGTCATTCTGTTTGTGATTGGCGTGTTGTTTGGTCTCTCATTCGTTGGGTGGTGTATTTGGCTCTGGTGGACTTGATGCCGCTTACTCGAAAGGGGAAGAAGATTCTGCGTGCCATGCGAAAGCGCTACGGCGCCAAACGTGCCAAACGTGTTTTCTATGCGTCCCGTAATGCAGGAACCATCCGGGGAGTAGATTGATTACCGAATTGCAGGTATGGGTCTTGATTTTGGGGTGCCTGTTCCTGGCGATGGTATGGCTACTATTTGTAGCATGGATACGTATTCAGGCGCTGAAGCTGCGCAGACAACCACAGCGGATTGAAGTAGCGGGTTTAGGCCCGCAACCGCCGGGTGAAGGCGACAACCTCGATTGGCAAGAAGCCGAACGGGAGGCCATGATGCGAGCGTCAGCTACTATTAGAAGACAGCGGACCGAATGGGAACAATAGGAAAAAGAAAGTCTAGACCCAAGAAGTTGCCTCCTCGCTATCTTGTCGCCATGCGTGATCCTGTCTTTCGTGCAGGATTTGAGCGTATGGTCAGGAGCGCGTTGCTTACCTTGTCTGAAGTATCCGCAATCATTAGTCATGAAGAAGGTTCAAAGCAAATCAGCAGAGAAAGGGTGCGACAGATAGAAATATCTGCCCTATACAAGATATATTTGAGCCTCAAAGATCGAGGATATACGCTAGAGGATATATGCTGACGCTCAATACCATGATCTGCGACCTGTGGGCAGATAATTATTGCCGGCGGATGGGTGATTACATTTGCCAGACGGCTATTGGGGAGGTGTTGGGTGTCACGCTGAACGTGCTCGCCAACCCCGCACGGATTATGGGATGTGCTACTTACTCCCCTGAGTTTTTGGAAGATCAGAACATACTGGAAATGATAGTAGACGGTCGTGAGCATTATCCGCTAGTTGCCACAGCGACCCAGAAGATTGCGATTGCCAATTCTGACGATATGACAGTGAAATTCCAGGAATTGCGAGAATGCACTCCGGGTGAGTTGTCGATTGTTCCCATGCCCATGGGAACAGAAATACATTTAATTATGGCGCCTATCACCCAAATCAGACGGGTCATGCCTGGACATTCAGTGGAAGGCTATGCCATTGATACAGGTCCTACTCTCGCCACATTGAAAATACATGGCGCTAAATCATACGCCACTGTCAGCGGGATTGTGCACGTGTGATCAATAAATCGCTGTTCCAGTTTGAGCAGTTCGCACCAATCTTTATGAAGGTAAAGAAGCGTGAAGGTGGGACGCTAGTCCCCTTCCACCTGAAACTGGTACAACAGCAGATCATTGAACGCCTCCACCAAAACACTGGACGCCTCAGGAAGATACTCATTCTCAAATCACGTCGCTTAGGCTCATCCACAGGAATAGCCGGCTACTTCCTGCATAAAATTCTATTCACTCCCCATTTGCGCGGCATGGTGGTAGCGCATCGTGGCCCAGATGCAGCAGTACTCTTTTCTATCTATGAGCGCTTCTACGAGCATATCCCAGACAGTATTGCTGGTGTGCCATTGAAGCCCAAGCGCACGGGTAGCCGGGGAAACAAGATGCAGTTTCACGGTATCGACAGTGCCCTAGAAGTCAGTAGTGCTTCTACGCCAGAAGCCGGGCGTGGTGGTGATGCGCAGTTGATCCACCTCTCAGAGGTCGCTTTTTACCCTGATCCTGAATTTTATTTAGGTGCTTTGCTCCCCCAGATTCCCCTGACCGGAAACTGCAAATTGGTTCTCGAAAGTACGGCAGATGGCCCGGCGGGGTTTTTCTATGATGTATGGAAACGGTCCGCCACTGAGGACATAACAGAAGGTTATGAAACCCTGTTCTTTCCTTGGTTCGTAGATGCCGATTTCCGCCTGGATTACGCGATTGAGCGGGAGGAATGGAATGACGAAGAGTGCATGCTAAATGAGCGGTTTGGAGTAGATGGACATCAATTAGCATGGCTTAGGGATGTTGAGGAAACGATATGCTTCGGTAACGAACGGATGCGACGGCGGGAATATCCGTCCACTCCAGAAGACGCATTCAGTAGCGTGGAACATGAACTTTGGGACGCCCAACTCATTATGGGGGTGTACCATAAAATGCCTCCCGAATGGGAAGGATTAGTAGATGACCGCGGCATACGAAAGGCGAAAAGTGGACCGCTGAAGGTATGGCAGAAACCGCAAGAAGGCCAGCGATATGTCATCGGAGCAGACCCGGCGGGCGGGTTCGAGAATGGGGATTGGTCGGTCGCTATGGTGTTTCATGTCCATAAGCAAGCTGGCAGTTGGCCAGTGCAAGTCGCATCTCTGGCGGTAAAGGAAGATCCCGTCACTTTCGCGAAAACGTTGAGTATACTGGGACATTATTACAACATAGCGTTACTGGCTGTTGAGGTTACTGGCTTGGGACGAGGCACTCAAACAGCGTTGCAGAATGTATATTATTATCCGGACCTACACAGATGGATTCCCTTCGACCGTTACAAGTCGAATTCCGATACATGGGGATGGGAAACAACATGGAAGTCAAAACAGGTCATGATAGGTCTGACTGATTGGCTGCTGCGCACCCAACACGTCATCTTGCGGGACCCGGAGTTAGTGGAAGAATTGATGTTTTTCCGGCAGATTGCGGGTACGGATCAATTTGAAGGCGCACGGGGGGATGATCGTGTGATGGCGTTCATGATTGCAGTCACTTCATGGTTCCAACATCTTTATCCTGGCATCGGATTATCGGAACTGCGCGACATGCTGCATCGAATTCATGGCGGGCAATCAGCTAGGCGACAGCAGGGTGTAGATGACCCTCAAGAAGAACCGATGCAGCCATTGGGTACGCGGTGGGGAGAGGCCGTCGGACGAATGTCTAGACGTGAATCATTGGTTGGCCTAGATGATTGGGGATGATCATGAAGCGTAAAGAAGTGCTGTCCTGGTCGTGGCTGGAATGGGATGAGACGCAACGAGCGTGGTTCGATTCTTACTACGAATTGGACGTGGAAACATGTATCAGATTGCTCAATGGCGCCACGTTGTGGTATGCCAGCCACCTAAATCCTAACAGAATCATAGCGCGAAAAATGTCTACTGACTGGCCTATTGAATTACGAAGAATTGTAATGGAAATGCCATTGAATCTATATGCCACGATACAAAATCGCTGCCACTTCGAGACAATGCAGTTTGTTAGTGAATTGTCCAGGATTATCCTGAAATCCGCTAAAGTGATCGCTGGCGAATGGCCAGAATCAGTATCTGAACTAGAAGAGATAGCGACATGATTGTAACCTCTGTTAAGCACGATTTTGGTTCTCCTACTACTCTACACGAACTGTTGCAGGGAGCTCTCACTGGCGTTTCTGCTACTGGAGTAGGGCCTGTTCTCAGCTCGTTGGCCCCGATCACTTTCAATTTATGGATCACGGGTACTTCTGGAACAATCACGGCTACGGTAAAGATATGGGGAAGCAACGATTTGAGTTGCCTTACTTCACAGACCAACTGCTCCAAGATACTGTTAGGACAATCAACTGCTTTAACGGGTACGGGTACTGGTGATGGTGTTCCGAACGCCAGCGATGCCTTGTATGTAACTGCGAATTACCTGCATTATTGGGCCGAAGTGTCTGCTATCAGTGGCACGGGAACGAAGGTTTTCTGCAACGTGGTGAGCTCATGATTGTATTCAAAGAAGCAGGTAGTGTAGGTAGCACCCAAAGTACTTTTGTACAGGTTATTCCCGACACTGGGTGGTATGAAGACTTCCAATTGGTTACTTCTTATGCCACTAACGGTTCAAATGTATGGACTTGGACTGCTCCATCGAAAGGGCTGATTTATTTATCTGGCTGCAGTGGTGGGGGCGGCGGTGGCGCCGGCTCCAATAATGGCGCCAGTGCCGGCGCCGGCGGAAGCGGGGGTGCTTCTGGAAATTGTCTTCTGAATCTCAGATTTCCTATCGCTGCTGGTCAGAGTTTGAAGATCACTTTGGGTGCTAAGGGAACAGGCGGTGTTGCTGGTGGAGCTTCAGCTACTGCTGGAGGAGCTACTATCATAGAACACAGCGGATTGGCGCAAGGCCAGAGTCTCACCCAGGATGGCGGTACTATCGGAAACAATGCCCGATGGTACATTATAGGCGGAACTCACGGTAATGCAGCATCCGGTGGAACGGGAGGGACTGCGCCAGGCAATGGTATGCAAGCGGCTGACCTAGCGCAGCAATATAGTATTACTGCTATTTTCCGATTGAGTGGCGCTGCAGGTGGAAATGCAGGCGCCAATGGTTCTAGTGGCGTTTACAACTCAGCATTAAGTGGTACCTCGCCGGCTTATGGCGGAGCCGGTGGCGCCGCTCAGGATGGTGCGGGTGGTGGCGGGGCTGGCCGTTTGTCTCTATTTGGTCCTGGATGCACTGGCGGTGCTGGTCATGCGGCAGGAAATTCTCCCAGTTATGGCTATGGGGGTTCTGGTTCCGGCGGTGGCGGTAACAGCGCCGGGAACTCGAATGCCGGGAATGGTGGTGATGGCTCGCCTGGCTACGTAGAATTCTTATTTTATCCTAGTTCTTGATGTGAGTATCTTATGAGAGTCGCAGTGGTTATGAACAACAAGGTGGATACTATTGTCGAGGCGTTATCTATTGCCGCCCTGCAAAAAAAATATCCAGTGACAGGCGTTCAATATCTAGATGCGTCAGGGATAGATGTAGGGTGGGTACGCGACACGCCTACGTCATCCTTTCATGCGCCGTCTACTATAGTGACTCATACGATGAAAAAGACTGATTGGAAAATGCGGATTCCGCCGCAAAAATACGCCAACTTGAAACAACTCACGGCGACTGATTCAGTGGTGTGGGCCTTTATGGATATTTTGGATGATCCCACACTTACAGATGTAGATTTGCAATCTCCCTATCTTTCTGCTGCCCTGGATTATCTGATTGCTACGTACCCGAATTACGTGACAACCACTGATAAGTTGGCATGGTTAGCGCCATGATCTTAGGAGGGTTCAGATCCCCATGGATGTGGTCTATGTTCGCTGTAGTGCTTACTGCCCTGAATATGTTCGGGGGAGGAGTGTATCAATGGATACTGCATGAACATCAAGTGTCCGATGAACTGCTGCTGATCAACTTGACTAATCTCAAGGACAGAGTGGAAAAGGTAGAGCATCTTTTGGATGTGATGAAAGACCATAGGAACAAAAAACAGATGGTATTTGCAGCACGATGAGCGAAACGCCTACTGTCCATGAAGTCCTCACGCAAGAGCCAAATGACTATGACATAGAGGCCGCCACTAAGTTGGCGAAATGGGTGCATAGCCTGGCACAGCATGCTGCCGACAAACGAAAAACACAAACCCATGAGTCGAACTGGGATAGGGACCTCGAATTCATAGTAGCTTCCAGTCAGTGGGAAGGCCCGCTGCCTTCTTATCGACGGCCAATTACCGTCAATATCTGGCGCCGTGCCTATCATATTTTGCTAGCTGTGCTAACCGGCGGAAGGCCCATTTTGAAACTCATTCCTCAAGGCATGGGAAATCCGCAAGCGCTGGAAGTATGGCAGCATGCACTTTGGTCTGTCTTGAAGACTGAATCTGTAATTGAGAAGTGGACCGAGGCATTGAGCTGGGGATTGCTGGGTGATGGCGGATGGCTCAAAGTCGGCTATGGATGTCGTGATGTGTTGCAGAAGCAGCCAGATGTACTGGTGTCCTGTCCCCACCCAAATAAGATAGTGCCTGATCCTGACTGCTCTGATATCACTGTCCAGGAATGCAGTTACATCATTTACAGAGATATCTTGGATATAGGAACGATTACACGCCGGTACCCAGAGCAGGGCTGGCGTGTTAAGCCAGATGCCTCATCTATCAAGTCATCTAATATAGAGGATGCGAAAGAATCCTTATCCATTGCGCCGGCTGGTGGGTGGACACAGGGCGCCGGTATATCTCGTGCACGTGCTGAAGTCTTCGAGCTTTGGATCGATGATTCAACCCTTGAGTATGTTGAGGATAGAGAACCTGATCTTGTGGTCAATGAGGCTGGAGAACTCAGCTTAACACAAACCAAACGCGGAAGGTGGGTCCCAAAATATCCTTTTGGCCGTGTGATCACCTGCACTCGTGAAGTTGTGTTGAGAGATATCCCCAATCCATTCGGCCAGGCATTTGGTTGGAATATGCGGTGGCCGTTTGTCTTTGTGCCTGGGGCTGAAGCGCCACATAGGCTATGGAGGCCAGGTCTTTGTAGTAATCTGGTTGAGTTACAGAAGGCTATCAACCGTAGCATGTCTCTGCTCCTTGAGAATGCCATAAAAGTGACGAATGCCTTGGTAGTCGCTGATGAACAGGCCATGGATGAAGAAGACTGGAAAATGTTGTCGCTGGTCCCCGGCGCCAAGATACTGAAGAGACGCGGTACAGAAGTCAAAGTCGTATTCCCTCAGCCTCTACCTCCACAGGCGTATCAACTACCAGACTATCTCATAAAAAAGCTTGAAGAAGTCGTAGGACTGCATGATCCACCTATCGCTCCAGGACAAGCAGTGGCAGCCAAGACGGTGTCGTTTCTACAGCAAAAAGGTCATTTCCTGTTAGGTGAAATGGCCAAACTGGGGGAGCAATCACTGGAGAGAATAGGGATGCGCATTGTAGGCTTACAACGACAGAAATATCTGCCTGGTCGGATCATACCCATGTTTACCAACGAACGGATTACACAGCCGGCGCAGTTGACTTGGCCAGAGTTGCCTGCAGCCATGGAGGTTAGGATAGAGGCCAGTAGCGGTTGGGCTGAGGTTATGGCAGGTGTCATGGCCAAAGCAGAAGAAGCAAAAGCTGGAGGGAAAAAACGTGGAGGCTCCTAGTTTTGTCATTGATGATCACAGTCTGGTCAGTGACATTCCCCACAAATACAGGGATGCGCTTACATTGCACCAGTCCAGCTATAACATATACCCTGCTAAGGGAGGACTTTCAAGTCGATGGGGCTGGAGTCTGTTAGTAGATGCTCCTGACAATAAATCCATCATAGGACTAAATGGATTCCAAGCCAGTGATGGCATCTATCATGTTGTCGTGGCTACCACAGATACGCTGTATTCTGCGGTTAGCACTGATGGTTTCTCCAGCTTGGCCAGTTTGAAAGGGGCGAATGCTTCGCTAACAGCTGCAGATACGAATGCTGGTGTGTTCGCGAATTATGTTGCTCCTGGATTTAAGGGTGGCGTGGTATTCACGAATAATCAGAATATGCCGATATCTTGGAAAGTCGGAGATACTAGTTGGACGGTCATCAATGGCGCTAATGCACCTAGTAGCGCACGCACAGTAGCCATCAGCAACTTCGGTGTAGCGGGAAACCGCGTCATGTTTGGAAACACTGTCGAAGGCGGGACGCGCTATGGCAGCAGGGTACGCTGGTCTGCCCTGAATGATCCGGCGACTTATGTGGCTACGGCGTATGCTGACCTTCTGGCCACGCAGGATAATATCGTAGCCATGCTCCCCTTCCAGCAAGGGATTGTGATCTACAAGGAAAACTCGGTATGGTATGCGTTGCCACAAGCAGGACAGGATGCCGCTGCGTTTCAATTCCAGTTAATCGACGTGACCAAACCTGGCCCGGTGGGAACCAATGCCATTTGCCAAGGTCCTGATGGAACACATGTTTATTTGGGTAGGGATGGCAATCTGTATATTTTCAATGGGAGTTATGTTTCTCTTCTCTACAGATTGTCTGATATTTCTAACTTGTACTTCGATACTAGTAGAATAGATAACTGCTCGCTGTTATACGACTTTTACGAAAATGTTATCAAGATTTATGCCATTCTTTCGGTATCTGGAACTACGCTAGTCCTGGTCAGTACTAATGGGCTTACTAATCTAATAATTATCGTTTCTAATCCTGGTATATCTGGTTTAGTACTCTTTTTAAGTTATACTAAAACCAACATTTTCTATTTTGATATCATAAGTAAACAGATATATTTTGGCAATATACCTACTGAATACCTCCGATATTCTATATTTTATTCCGCTATCAATTCTTATGTGAATATAGCAGCCTTAGGGAAACACCTGGCCATATCTAATTCATCTTATGATTCCGCATTGTCGCAGTCTTCGATGCAAATAAAACTTGATATTCAATTTCCCATGCTTGCTAACAATGAATGGGAATTTGATGGATTTGATATCCAATTAGATGGTAATCAAAATTCTATATCAATAACAATAAATTATGGTGATAATGACGAAGCGTACAATACGGCTGTTGTCTATACAGGAACAACAACAACTAACAGACTAAAGGATAACGGGATTAACCTTAGAGGCAAATATATGGCCTTTGTTATTCAAGGGAACTTGTTTTATCGCCTGATAATTAGGCGGATCGAATTATCCGCTTGGAAGAGGAGAAGTTACGAGTGAGTATTCCATTTTCTGTTTATGCACCTGATCCAACTTTATATTCATCGTATAATCAGAATCTTGTTTATGACATACAGAAATCACTGTTTGCACTTAATAGCACTGTCGCCACGTTTACTAATAGTTTAATTACACAGGATCTGATTGCTAATCGCCCTGCACCTGGACAATCAGGCAGGATATTCTATGCTACAGATAAACACCTATTCAGCTATGACAATGGCTCTGCCTGGTTGCCCATTGCCTCACAAGGATTATTCAATGTCCAAATTTTCTCTACTGCTGGGGCAGGTGTTTATACTCCCACAACAGGCACTTTGATAATAAAAGTACGCGCTTTTGGTGGCGGTGGCGGTGGCGGTGGTGCAGTAATTACTAGTTCAAGTACTGTAGCGGTGGGCGCTGGTGGTGGTGGTGGCGGTTATGGTGAATGCTATATTATAAATCCCAATAGTATCAGTTATACTGTTGGTTCCGGTGGTGCTGGGAATGCCGGCGGTATTGGGTCAGCGGGAAGCAACACTTACTTTGGTTCTGCTGGCAGCATTCTGAACTGTGTTCCTGGTTCAGGAGGGAATATGGGCGCCCAAACCAATGGCAGCATGCTAGTGGTGGCCGGATCGAGCGGCGGTACAGGATATTATGGAAGCGGTGGGATAGCTGGCTTCGGTACAGCAGGGCCAGGTGGAGGTGTAGGGAAAATACTTGTTGGAGGAGGAATCAATTTTTTTGAGACAGGATATGGTGGAAATAGCATTATCTCCGCTGGTGGTTTGTCGATATGTAATATTGGAACGGTAAGTTCGGGTAGTGACGGTAATCCCGGAACCTTTGGAGCGGGAGGAGGTGGCGCCTATAACAACTATAGTCAAGCGACTGCCCGCAAAGGTGGCAATGGCGGCGCCGGGCTGATCATTGTTGAGGAGTTCGGTTGATGATTCCTCTTATACCTCAATTCAACTTTAATATTGCCCGGTATTCAGATGATGAACTGCTGGTTAATGATATTCAACGGGCGCTGCTAAGTCTTAATATGACCATAGCACGGGCTTTTAATGGTATGGTGTTACAGGGACTTACCGCTAGCATGCCAGCGGCAGGGCAAAGTGGACGTTTTTATTTTGCCACTGATACATCAATAATGTATTATGATAATGGCTCATCTTGGGTATCCATTTAAGGTGCTGTTATGCCTATAGGGCTTCCTGGCGGTCCAGCAAATTTATCCTCACCAGAACTGAATCAAGGGCCTCCTTCACCTGAACCCCGTACTTTACTGGCTTCTCCTCTGGCAGACCGCCTCGGCGGCGGATTGCAGCAGCAACATGGCAGGTTGGCTATGCTATGCAATCTAGCCAGGAAAATATTGAAAGCTATTAGCGTCATGCTTAGCGGTAGTGATCCCAAAGCGGCAGCGGAAATTGAAACGTTTGCTGCCAAACTGCTACGTATTAGCGCTACAGCCAACATCGGCCCTGCTCAGATTCAGAGTATAGCAGGAGCACTGCCGGCATTCCCGCAAAGTCAAGGCATGGCCATTCCTCCGCCTGTTGGCGGGACTGCTGGTATGGCAGGGCCTTTGTCAGGTCTTGCTCCTGGGGGTGCTCCTCCTCCTCTTGGTGGTTAATGTATGAAGATAAGTGAACTAGCAGAAAAACTGGGTATCTCGTCGGACCAATTACTGGCTGACCTGGAAATCGAAGGCGCTGGAAAATTTCATGATATTGTCACCCGCGCTGGGCGTTCTCAGGAACTAGAAATGGCTCTTGAATCCAAACACCAAGCGCTGGCTGCCTATGAATCACAGATCCAGCAACTCCAACAACAAGCTACCACCGAATACCAGCAAACTGGTCAAGTACCAGCATGGTACAATGATGAACTACTACGCCCTATTGCTGATTCATTTAAGCAGTTACGGGATGAGGTGGACGATTTACAGCAGAAGAAGATAGGCGTGTTAGCCAACACTTTGCAGCAGTTTATACAGCAGGCGGTGACATGGGCAAATCAGCAGGAAGTCCGTCACCTAAAGCAAGAGAATTCGGATTTTGATGAAGATCGTGTCCGTAATTACGCACAGCGACACGGTATCAATAGCTGGCAAGCAGCCTATGAAGCGGAGAAGGCGACGCGACTGCCAGACATTATCAAAGAGGAAGTTGAAAAGGCCCGGCGTGAGGGGCAAGCGCAAGGTATGGCAGGTGCGCCTATTCAAACGGAGATGGGAAGTCTAAATCCTCAGCCGCTACCCTCTGCTAAGGCAGATTATAGTTCAGCTTGGACATCACTGTTGAACGATTTTCAGACATTAGGACATGGGAGCAGCTAGATGGCTTATTTTCATGAGGCGCTGCGAGGTTGTATAGAAAGCGGTAAGAAAGCCAATCGTAAAGGATGGGCGATTGGGTCGTATATCTATTATGACCAAGCAAACAAGAGAATATCGATATGGAACGGTGGCGCCGGGGGATGGAATGATCCTACCACTGCTACGGGTTCAGGTTCGACGTATACCTTGGCAACAACTGATATTATTGATGGGTCTACGGGATTACCAATATTTGATTGGAATTTCGTAGGATGAATGACTAAGGCACTGCCGTGAGGCAGCGCGTTACCTTTGCTGGAGGCCCCTATGGCTGTTGGTACAGGTGTAGACAGCAGTATGGTCGTGCTGACTAATACCATTAATGCGTTTGTTCAGAAGTACATTGAACCAACCATATTCGACCAGGTTCTGAAACACAATCCGGTTCTCTATCGGTTCTGGCGCAAAGGCCCTGTTTTGGACGGGGGCGCTTCTCTTATATGGCCTATTCTGTCTAACACCAAAACCTACGGTGGGTGGTACACAGGGGCCGGACAACTTCCCCATGGCGTGGAAGACACGATCCAACCGGCAGAAGTGCTGTGGCGACATGTGGCTGAAGATGTGACTATTCCACGCACTGATTTGTTGAAAGCACGGACGCCATACGCGAAAGTCAATCTGATTAAGACGAAGATGGATGAAGCGCTGCTGAACGTCAGATCCCGTGTCAGTACAGCCTTGTACACAGCAGATGCTACAGCTCTATCCCTAGACAATCTCTTGCAAGCTATTGATGATGGCGGCGTAACAACCAGTTATGCTGGCATCAGCCATACAGCCACTAATAGTGCGGGTGCCTTCTTCTGGAAGCCTGGACTGAATCAAGATGGTGTATTGAGTACTGCCACGCCGGTGACAATGACCGTGCTTCAGGATATGTACGGTCGTGCCTGTGACGGAGACCTCCAACCGACATTGATGGTCACTACGCAAACGGGATTCAATTACATCTGGGGACAGCTACAAGCCCAGCAACGCTATGTTCAGGATGATGAAATGACGAAGGCCGGATTTGAGGCGTTAAGGTTCAACCGGGCAGCGTTGGTCGTGGACAGAAATTGCCCCTCAGGTACAGTTTTATTTCTAAACGAAGAATGGGTAGACCTGGTATCTCATGAAGAGGAAAATTGGGCCATAGACCCCATCATCCCAGGGACTCCATCAGAGCGGACCATCAACACTAAGATCGTATGGTCTGGGAATTTGCGCGTCAAGACGCCGCGCTATTGCTCCAAAATTATCAACGCCACCAATGTATGAGGACTGAACCATGGCACAAACCATAGGAATAAAGGACCTAATTTTTACCCTCATGCCGACTACTCCCTCGGCGACGCTGTTGGGCGCAGATCTCACGTTGGCTAATGGCACTAATGCGGTATGGACATTGCCAAAGTCAGGTCCATGTTTGATCTATGCCTTCTTGAAGTTTAAAGCTGTTGGTACTGCGCTGGCCTTATTCCCTCGCACAGGGTCCAATAACACCTTAACGTCTAATTTCCAACAAGCCATTGCTATTGTGGATACTTCCAGCAATTACATAACGGCTAATACTACCCTACCTGTAGATATGATATCTGATTTGGCCGCTACGGCTTACTTTGGTTTGTATTGTAACGGAGCACCAACGGGATCTTATACTTTAGATTATAGGTATGAGTATTATCCTTTGCAGTAGGCAGTAGTAGTCCGCCATGATGACATTCTCGGATTTGCAGAATGCTGTGTTGCGCTTGTCGCCCAACCAGTTGACTGTAAACCCTGCTGATCCGAGTAATGTTGGTGCTATCGTCAACGATGCGTACTCCACCCTGTTGCGTTTCAAGCAATGGGTGGCCTGTACCAAGACAACCGTCATCACTACCCGTGCACCCTATAGCACAGGCACTATTGCTATCAATCAGGGCAGCAATGTGGTTACTGGCTCAGGAGTCAATTGGCCGGCCAACGTAGTAGCTGGCCAATTCATTAAAATAAATAATGGAATAGCTTATAGGATAACAGCAGTCTTGAGTAACCAGTTGGTGTTGGATGTCCCCTGGGGTACGGCGTCAGTGTACAATGTAGGCTATCAGATTACGGGTAATCGCTTTCAGCTTCCCAGTGATGCTGAAAGAGTTATTGGTATGGCTGGAAAATATTGGGCACTGGCGCGGGACAACGGTTTCCTGTTGGATATAGAAGACCCTGTACGAGTTATTAGTGGTTCTCCCCTGGTGTATAGCGAGGTGACTACCTACGGAGGGAATAGCGGGCCTATCGAAGTGGAGTTGTGGCCATATCCTTCAGAGAATCTGGACTACTCCTTGACTTATCGGGCCACTATTCCGGCGTTGGTCAACAGCACTGATGTGCCTGTATTGCCTGGTGAAACCATTATGAAAAGTGCTCAAGCCGAAGCGTGCGGCATTCTGGCTGGCCGCACTGGTGAGACGATGTGGCTATCCCTGGGAAAAGGCTATCATGATGAATATGTCGAATTGCGAGATAGTTTGGCGCGTGAAGATCGCCGGCGGCAGGGGTCTCGTCCAACCGTGTTAGATGTGGAAGACATCCCGAATTTCAATGATCCTGGCTGGCTGTCAGCCTTCCGGGCGATGCAATCACTCTCACTGACCAAGATTGCATGAACACGTTACGGGCTATCAATTCAAAGCAGCAACCTATTTACCAGGTGCTCCGGTTACGGGTGGGTGACTGGCTGGCATGGGAATTATTTCCTGTATTGGAAAGGCGTATTCGGCTGTATAGTCCTGAGATTGCTACTGACACACCAGTGGATATGCTGATTTCCGTGTTGCGTCAAGCATTTGTCGCTGATAACCCTCTGTATTGCATCATGGTATTGCATGATGAGCATCACAACATTAATGCTCATTTGATTGCCTGGATAGAAATATTGTGGGGAAGAAATTATGCACTGGTCCATCAGCTCAAGGCAGATTTAGATGTCAGGAAATTTCGCTCTGCTGCTTGGACGGAACTGTATCACTGGATTACTATGGTGAATCAATTGGGTTGCAAACCTCCAGTGATGGAATTGCGATGGGCGACACATCGTGGAGACGCTTGGCATCGCAGCCTAAAACGGTTGTGCCGATTTGAGCGTAGCGTGTTGAGTCTGGACATCAATCAGATTCAACAACTGGCGGAGAGAAAGTAATGGGAGGCGGCGGGGATTCAACGTCAACAACCTATTATGACGTGCTCAACCCGACAGGCGCTATAGAGACACAGTCTGCTTTAGGAATGCAGGCCATGTTGGGGGGATTGTTGCCTCAAGCGACAGCACTGACAGCATATACGCCACAATATATTCCCCAGATATCCGGTCCAGAACAGAATCTCCTTAATTCCTTGCAGGGGCAACTAGGTGCTATGCCTGGCTTACCGTCATTCAACATGGCCGCTCCGGGTGCCCCATCATTCAACATGACCGCTCCGGGTGTCCCTGCTTTAGGCACTGGTTTTCAGACGGCTACTGATCTGGGACAGATAGGAACCAATCCCTTGTTTACTGCATTTGAACAAACGCAGCTGCCGCAAATCCTGCAAGCTAATGCCCTGTCCGGTATGGGGCAAGGCGCACAAGCTGAAGCAATAAGTAATGCCGCTTTACAACAGGCACAAAATATTGCCGGGTATAATTTGCAGCAAGCGTCGCAGCAGAATCAAGCGCAGCAGCTCATCAATCAGGCGGCACAGATGGGCTATGGAGATATCTTCCAGAATTGGCAGGCACAGAATCAATTGGCCCAACAAGGATACGGTGATATCTTCCAGAATTGGCAGGCACAGAATCAATTGGCCCAACAAGGCTGGCAAGATGCTCTGAACCAGTGGCAACAACAATTCACTGGAACGCAGCAGGCGTTACAGGATGTTGGTCTGCCTCGTACCCTGCAGGCCCAGCAGGGACAAGCCAATTACGCTGAATTGCAGGCATTGAGAAATATGTTAGGGCAAACTGTAGCGGGTCCATTTGCCGGACTCATGCAGGCGCAAACCGTGCCTACTACACAAACTTCTGGCGGTGGCAAGTAACGTCACTGCAGAAAGGCCCCGGTGGTATATCCCCGGATGTTCTACCCTCTAGCTTGGAGACAGTCAATGGCTCGCAGAGGTCGGAAACGCGGACGTCGTGGTGGTCGCCGGCACGCTCGTGCCTAAACCCCGCGCAAGCGCTGGTTTGCCTGTTCCAGTGAAAAATAGGCATTAATTCAAAGGTGCGTCATGATGGGCGGATCAACAACCAGAGGCGTCCTGGAAGGACTAGGTACATTGGCGGCAGTGGTCGCTACAATATATACTGCTGGCGCCGCCTCTCCAGCATTGGAAGGAATGTTAGCAGCTGATGCAGGCGCTGCAGGTGCCGGAGCGGCAGCAGCGGGTGCGGGTGCGGGCACGGCGGGTGCATTAGGCGCCGGAGCGGGTGCGGCAGGTGCTGCTGACTTGGCAGCCACAACGATGCCACTGGCGTTAGGCACAGGTGCAGGCGGAGCTATGACTGCTGCCGACATCGGTGCTATGTCAACGCTTGGTTCAGGATTGGGTGGAGCGGGTGCAGCGGGATCTTTAGTGGGACCTGCTGCAAGCACGTGGTCCTTGCCGATGGGTCTTTCTGCAGGACAACTGGTTGGTCCGCTGACTACCGCTATGATGCAAGGAATGTCGCAACAACCTGGTGTGATCCCTCCACCACAAAACACTTCACAAATGGGGCGGGCTATGTGGAATCCACTTCCTAATAGTGGGGGTATTACACCATTGACCCCCCAGATGCAGGCGCCCAGCTTACCTCCTGTTCCAGGAGGAAGTGGGGGAGCAAATATAAATCCTCAACAGTTAATAGCGCTGTTACAGTCTATGAAAGGTGCGTAAGATGGCTAAAAGTCAATTATGGAAAGATGAAGGTGGGCCAGTAGATATTCCCTGGCCAGTAAATTACCCTGGTGGGGAGACTGTATTTGAACCTACCGCGCAAGGTTGGGCTGGCGAATTTCGCCAGCATGTCGATGCGCCGGCAACTCGGGACCGATACTTCGCAGACGGCAAGAAAAGTAAGCCTGGTAAGCCAAATACTCCTAATCGCGGCAACAGGAAAAAGAATTATGATTACCTCGACTAAGCGCGATGGCGACCATCTGTACACCGATGCTTATGGCCAACCGCTTAAACCCAAACCGTATGGTGACCCTTCCCATTATTCTTGTGTGCATCCCAGTTTTGATAGCTGGGAACATGCATTCACAGCGAAAAGGGATCGTCCCAGAAAGTTACTGCCAAAGTAATTGATGCTATGGGTGGGTTAGCTGGTGGGGGGCAGGCTGCACAACAAGCCTGGACTCAGCCCGGGTTTATGGGTTTGACCCCGACTGATTGGTTGCGAGTCGCAGGCACCTCACTAGCGCCATTGCGAATACCTCGCAGAAGAGGGATGCCCCTATCGGGGTTACAACCCTTCTATCCCTTAGGCGTAGCCGGGAAAGTCATGGGCACTCGCCAAATGGCCATAGAAGACGAGCAGCGAAAAGCAAAGGAACTCGAAAGGTATCAGCAGCTCAATGAAGCCAATGAAGCCAAGCAGAAACCCATAAAGATGGCATTGCTCAAGCAGACCCTACCCGATATTCCGGCAGAACAGCTCGAGCAGTTGAGTAATATGCCTATGAAGGAGATTGACGCCTTTATCAGGGGGAATGAACTGAGCAAGTGGCATCAGCAGCTGGGACAACATTACACCACGTCTGATGAGTTGCGCCGCCAAGGATTAGCTCAGAGTGGCGTTATGGGTCAACAGCGATTTGCTCTGGGACAGCAGCAGTTGAATCTAGGACAGCAGCGGTTAGGCTTAGAACAACAACGCCTGCAACAGGCCCAACCTCTGACAGAGGCCCGAACCCAGTATTATGCTTCCCGCGCAACGCCTGCTGCAACGGCTGCATCTGGATGGAAACCCCAGCAGATAGCGCAGCAATGGCGTAGTCTGTACAATACCTATGTCACATCTCAACAGATAGGAAAGGCATTGTCATTTGACCAGTGGCTGGCTGCCGGCGGTCGGGAACAGGGAGCAGCACTAGGACTTCCTGCTCCAGATAGCGCAGCTCGGGCACCTGTTCAAAGCCCAGAAGCAATGTACAGGGAGGCGGTGCTCAAAGAACCGCAAAATAAAGCATTGATCGATATAAAATGGCGCGAAATGTATGGTACTGATCCTCCCCGGTGAGCCATGGCTATTGATCAGCAATATGGAGACTATCTCAGCCAATTAGAGAGGCAATACGGATTACAGCCTGGACTGTTGGCTTCTATTGTCCAGGTAGAATCAAAGGGAAATCCCAAAGCTGTCAGTGCCAAAGGTGCACAAGGAATACTACAGACCATGCCTGGCACTGCTCGCATGCTGGGGATACAGAATCCATTCGATCCCTACGAGCAGGCAGGGAAGGTCGCTCCCTATCTTTCCCGTCTCAGCCGCAAATACGGCAGCAACACATCGCTGATCGCAGCCGCTTACAATGCTGGAGAAGGGGCAGTAGACAAGCATGGTGGCATTCCCCCCTATTCAGAAACTCGTGGTTACGTCAGAAAGGTTCTGGATGTACTGATTCCAGCAGCACAAGCAAGAGAAACTGTACAACAAAGAAATCCGTTTCTAGGGCTTACGCCGCCAGCACAGCAAAGAAATCCGTTTCTAGGGCTTACGCCGCCAGCACAGAAGAATCCATTTTTGGACCTTAAGCCCACCAAGACGCCATCTTCTATTGCTATTCCCACATTCGAGCAGGCGGGAAGAGCGTTCATAGAACCCGTCAAGCGGTCAGCGGAAATATCAAAAGAGGAATACTTGAAGGGTGCCGGAGAGATTGAACAGGGCCTTAGACACCCGTTGACGTTCGGCAGGGAAAAGCCGGGTGGAGAATTCAAATTAGGAATAGGTGATGTTGCCTGGGGAGCACTGCGGGCGTTATCTTCTCCCGTTACAGGATTGATCAGGGGAGGAATAGCAGAACCAGTTGGTAAAGTTACTGGCGTTCCAGAGGAATATATTGAAGCGCCAATTGCCTTGGGTACAGCACTCACAGTACCTAGTCTGGTGACTTCTCGTTTTGGCCCAGTAGCCGGAACAGTGGCGAATATTGCTGTCGGCAACATTCCAGAAACACGAATTTCCGGCAAAACAAAACCAGTAGCCCCCAGCGCAGAAGTAACAAAACCTGAAGTACCTACTCCGCCTGCTGTGAACCCGATAACGGGTGAGGCAGAAATGCACACAGCCGGGCTGAAGGCATTGTCAGAATCTATGCCTTGGGGTTTCACCCCAGCCTATCAGCAGGCGCGAAAATCGGGAACATTTTCTGACGCTATACGAAAAATCATAGCGCCTGCAAGCAGAGGGAAGGAAGCTGAAGCGACAGCCGGTATTATCCGTGCGCAGCGTGGTGAAGAAGCTAGGCAGCAGGAGCTTGCCTATCACGCCCTGTATGAACATGCCAAGGCCATGGACGCGTTACCGCAACAGGAAAAATATGAATTCATCGACCGCATGCAACACGGTACGCGCCAGCAAAGCGTAGCCCTCGATGACATAGCGGGAAATCTTCGTAAGTTGCTGGATGATAGACGTGAACAAGTTCGCGACTTAGGAACAGGCAAGCTTGAACATTTTTATGAAAATTACTTCCCTCATATCTGGCTGGAGCGTGAACCCGCTGAGCAGTTCTATCATACCTTCGGGAAAAGTTTGACCGGCTCCGGATCATTCTTAAAACATAGGCATTATGATTATTTTTTAGACGGACTCAGGGCAGGTCTTAAGCCTGTTTCAGACAATCCAATCGAACTCGCCTTGTTGAAGGTCAGGGAAATGGACAGGTACATCTATGGACAGAAAATATTTCAACAGATGAAAGAGGCAGGTTTGGCGAAATTCTTTCGGCCTGGGGAAGCACCAGCCGGCTGGGTACGGCTGGATGACAAGGTCGCACACATTAGACAATTCAGCGACATTGAAAAGGGAGTAATTGAACGAGGAAACTACTATGCGCCAGAAACGGCAGCCGTAGTGTTCAATAATCATGTGGGTGCCGGCTTACAAGGAAATGCCATATATGACTTGATTCGTGGCAGTTCTAACATGCTGAATCAAGCACAGCTTGGATTCTCCGCTTTTCATCTTGGCTTCACTACGGCTGACGTGATAACTAGCCAAGCTGCACTAGGCACCAAACAGATCAGCAGGGGATTGATGCAGCGTCGCCCAGACTATCTAGCTAAGGGTATTTGGAATTGGGTGACTAGTCCGTTTTCTGTATTTACTAACCCTGTGCAGGGATACAAGCTTAGACAAGCCTATTTGGCTAATCCTAAATACCAGGAGTTACGTCCCTATGTTGAGGCACTGGTGAAAGGCGGCGGTAGGATTGCGCAAGACCCATTCTATCGAAACACTGCACCCGCCGCCTTCCGCCAGGCGGTGAGGTTACAGCAATATGGCAGAGCAGCTAAGGAGTTCTTGCCTACAGTCATGGATAGGGCTACAGGCTGGCTGTTCGAGCATGTTGTGCCCATACAGAAGCTAGGTGTGTTCTATAAGCTGGTGAAGGATTTCAATGAATCCTATCCACAGGCATCAACGGTAGAGAGAAACGCAGCCTATCGGCGATTTGCCGATACCATTGATGACCGCCTCGGCCAAGTTATTTACGACAACCTGTTCTGGGACAGGGCGTTTAAGGATCTGGCAATGATTAGTGTCAGATCAGTTGGATGGAACTTAGGCACTCTCCGCCAGCTCGGGGGAGGAATCACTGATCTATTCAAGCCATCGATGTGGCGTAAGAAAGAACTCTCTGATCGTGCTGCTTATGTCATCACGCTGCCTATCATGACAGGCATGGCTGGTGCTTTATATCAGTATCTGGCGACCGGAGAGAGGCCCACCGAATTGAGAGATTACTTCTATCCTAAGAATGGTGGAATCAGGCAAGGCCAACCTGATCGTGACACGCTACCTACCTACATGAAAGATGTAGTTGGGTGGGGTACTTCGCCATGGGAAACTGCTAAGCACAAGATTAATCCATTAGCCTCTACAGTGGTGGATATGCTGAACAATGAGGACTTCTATGGCGCCCTGATTATGAATCCTGAGGATCCGCTTGTACGGCAAATAGGCGATGAAGCCAAATACATGGCAAATCAATTTTTACCATTTTCATGGAGAAATGCCCAACAACAAGCCATAACTAAAGGACAACTCGATCTTTCGCCTGGGGAAAAGCTGAAAAATTGGGTGCTATCTAGATCCCAGATAGGGATCACGCCGGCGCCTGGATGGGCAGTAAAAACACCTGGACAACAACATGCCACTGAACTGGCTGCACATAGAGAAGCAGCAATCAAGAAGGCACGGCAGCTGCTGAAGGAAGGGAGATCTGAAGAAGCAGAGCATATTCTGCAATCCTATGGCCTGAAACCTAGGCAAATTCGTCAGATTGAACGCTATTCAACTCCATAATAGCTCGATCTGTATAAGCGTTTAGAATTATCTTCTTAATTTTCTTCCAATCTGTATTGTTTTCTAAAGGCCCGGCTTCACATCGGTATTTGCAGGCTTCTATATTCAGCATCAGCTCGACCAGCATGTGCGTGTATTGCATATCACATCACCTATGACTTGTTATATACTTAACATGATTACCACGTAGGACTAATCTTATGTCCTGTTGTTGCCTATGTTGCGTATTTTCAAAACTGGAGAAGATTATGACCTCTCTAAATGACCTCGCTTCCGCACTAACGGCTGTCGATGCAAAACTTACCGAAGCCCAAACCAACATCCTGGCTAAGCTGAAAGAGCTTGAGGATGCCCTGAAGGAGGTGCAATTGCCAGCTGATGCCGAAAAAGCTTTATCCGATCTGCAGGCAGAAGCCCAAGCTCTGGACAGCATCGTTACACCATAAAGTCGGGTTTTTTGTTTCCCAACTAGTAGGGATAGAGGATAGTTATCAATAGAACCGCCGCCCGGTCCTGCCCCATCAAGACCGGGCGCTTTTGTCTCTAAAGTTATTCTTCCCTCCTCCTTCAAGCCGAGCCGCGTGGCTGAACTTGTCGCCGTACTGTTTAACCGCCGGCCACAGGATCAGGAGCTGGTTGAGTCGCCTGCATCCGAAGATGCAGGCCAAATAGCCCTAAAAATCGTTTCTCAGGCGTTTTCCTGAGAAGTCAATAGTAGGGTAGCGGGTAGCTCCATTAAACGCTTCCTTGGGCTAAATTTAGTCCCTTCTCCGCTGATCTCACAGCGGCTGAGTACATTATCCATCACGGACACAGGGATGATGTAAAACCTACAAGTACCATCCCCATATTTTTTGTGCTCTAGCGGTGTGTAACATTCACACTGCATGCACTTGTTGCCACTTTTCGAAGGATTCATCTTCAAGAAATCTCCTAAACAGCATTGTAGCGATTGGCCAATCAACCGTGAATGAGTACGTGTAGTGGGAGCTATGGAACTCCTGAAGCAGGTACAGGGGAAACATAAATTGCCAAGGCTGTGCATCTTGCCTCCAAGCGAGTACAGGATACTTCTCATTAGCTTCTGCCTTAGGGACCAATTCTTCCCACCAGCCTAAAACCTGCCTAGGCGTAATGGCCCTGGATCTACGCTTGCTCTCTACGGAGAAAGGAAAATGGCTATTGAATTCCAAATCCAAGTCATCCTTGTTTTGCCTCACTTTACGTGTGCATTTTATCCCAACGGATAGGAATAATTTAACCAATTCTTGCTCCGCACGTTTCCCCTTGCTGATTGATTTTTCGCCACTCATTGCCCTAAGTTTTACCGTAGTAGTAGCTGTCATCATCGCCGGATGCCGTAGCCGGAGCCGTCGCCGTCGCCGTAGCCGGAGCTGTAGCCGGAGCCGGAGCCGGAGCCGGCGCCGTAGCCGTCGCCGGAGCTGTAGCCGGAGCCGGAGCCGGAGCCAGCGCCGTAGCCGTCGCCGGAGCTGTAGCCGGAGCCGGAGCCGGAGCCAGCGCCGTAGCCGTCGCCGGAGCTGTAGCCGGAGCCGGAGCCGGAGCCGGAGCCGGAGCCAGCGCCAGAGCCAACTTCGCATTCGCTAAGCATCTGGGAATCCACTTATTAATCTTTTGGCTAGGTTCGAGCATAATATGATTTCGCATGTTTCGCTCAGATACAACAATGGCAGTTTAGTGCCTATTTTACTGTCTTCGTGTAGGCCATACTTGGCTACGGCGCTTAGAAACTTTCCTTCGTTTGGAATCCAGTACCATAGGCGTCTGGAATTGGAAATTAATGCTGTCCGTCCCTCAAAATCTAGCAGGGTGCCAGCATGTACGCCGGCATCATGGCATCGCACGATAACAAACTTACCGATCAACTTAGTCTTCATTGTGTTCCTCTAGCAGGTTCGCACTTCGTTCGGTCAAAGGTCGAGGGGATTTAATTGGCGCACATCCCCTATTAGGTACTCACATAGGTTCGCAGTAATCTGTCGTGCCTTATGAGTTTGCATCAATGCATCCTCATCGCTGTCAGCGATGAGACGTAGCAGAATAGTGTGTTCGAGTTGCTTCAGCTCTACCTCATATATTCTCTTCGTCTGCTTCGCCCGCCTTGCGATGTATGCATTCATGGCATCCTTCAGAATTTCTTCTTTCGTTGCTTCGCTCATTAGATACCTCATTTTGAAGTGTTACGATCTGAAAGCGTTACATGCATCGCGAGCGTTACATTATTTTGTTACATCCCCCTTAAGGGGGATGTAACAAAATGTAACGCATCGCTCCTGTATGCATCGATGTAACGTTTTGTTTCGTTTTGTTACGTCAGCGTTACATTGATGTAACGCTTGCTGAGACCCACTGTAGAGCCATTCTCATACTAGCGTAACAAAACGTTACATGTTCATGGCGAGGACGATATAACGCTTACGAAACCACTCTCAATCATCACTTTCCGTTTTTCCAGAAGAACTGTCTTAACCCTATTCCACGCTACGCGCTTAGCAGTGGGTCCTAGCTCTGCAGACAGCTCAGTGAAAAATGCGGTCTTCCAATCATCCGCTGACACCCTGACAATCCCGTTGGGGAATCCGGCATCGTCCAGATTTTTGCGGTACGTCTCTTCAAGACGATAAAGCACCTTGAGAGCAAGAATAGCTTGCGCCGGTACGTGGTCCAATGCCGGCTGATCTTCCTGCGACAATTGTCGCAGCACGACGCTGGTGACGGGTGTTCCGTGATTTGCACCACCTAATTCCACTGTGGCCAGCGTAAAGATCATCTCAGGCGGCGTCTCTGCATCTTTAGTCTTGATGGCACGCAATCGCCGGGTCTTTTCCCCTATAATCTCCATGGCCAACCGCACGTCAGTGTTGCATGCAATTTCACTGACGCCACGTTCCCGGGTTTTGTTCATATGGCCTGTGTGGTGAATAATCAAACAGCTACAAGAAAACTGCTGTTTGAGATTGTCCAATGTCCGTTGATAGGCATTGAAATCAGCACTACTACGCTCATCCCCAGCCATTGTCTTGGATAGCGTATCCAGAATGATCAGATTGAGTGTCCACTCCTTTTCTCGCAGAGTTTCTCTGACTCCTACCATTAGTTTGGAAAGATCGTCTGGTAGAGTGGTCGGAGTTTCCACGAAGAAGAGAGGGCACCCACTTAATTTAATTTTGTTAGCTATTTGCCACGCCGTAAAACGGCGTGTGATACCACCACCCGCACCTTCTCCGACAATATACAGGACACCTCCTTGTTTTACGGGGTTGTCCCTCCAGGGGTTTCCGGTGGCGATACAACAGGCCATATCGATGGCCAACAGCGATTTATAGCTTTGCGACTCACCAAACAAAACGGCTGTCTGGTGATGCTCTAACCATCCTTGAATCAGCCAATTATTATCTATATCCCTGGAGAGAATTTCGTCTATTGTGGGCAGCATGAGTGCCTGCCCTCCGGCTTCCAGGATGGTAATCGCATCGGTTAGCGCATTCACTTCTTCCCAGCGCCCGTTAGCCACAGCGTCTATCCGCCTACGCTCCAGTGCTTTCCTCCTAACAATGGCTGCATAGACATGGATATTCGCAGTGCTCGGTGTATTTCTGGCTAATATGGCTAGATATTGATATCCCCCTATTTTTTCTAGTTCTCCTTTTCTCTCCAGTATGTCCCCTACGGTTATTACGTCGTATGAACACCCATTAGTGGCTAATTCATGTATTGCGGAAAAAATGATGGAATGGTTGCCGAGGAAAAAGTCTCCAGATTGGATCAATGCCTTTACTTTATCCCAACCATCACTTTCTAATAGCAATCCACCAAGCACATTCTGTTCAGCTTCAGGCGAACTGGCAGGTGGTTGCGGTAGCTTTATGACAGACAGTTTTCGATCACTTTTCATCTTGTTATCTCATTAAAATGCCCGGCCATAGGAAAAAATGTAAAAACCCATGGCCGGGAAAGTCACCAAAAAGGAGGATAACCACCTATCAGGAAGGTGGAGGCTGTCTATCCAGGCTGTCATAGCTCCCCGTTATTCACCTTTGCGGTCCGACACGGTGGGCTGGTCGGTGGAGTAGCTTGAGAATTCGCCATCGGGCGCGTGCAATGTCTTCCGCCGATGTTGTTGGATAGCAGCGCAACCATTGAATTAATAGCAATCGCTCTGCTTCGTGGTTATGCTGCTTCTTTCTTACTGAGCGTTTGAGTTTTTGATCCATTAGAATAAGGATTGAAACATTGAGGCATCAGGATGCGAAAATGTCAGGATAGAGTTGCTCGCGCCGGATAGCTCCCTTTGTTGCTTCCTCCACTTTCTTGGCCCGAACGATAGGGATGGGTCGGCGCCCATGTACCCAGTGATTCACGAAGTTATCAGTGACCCCAACCTGGCGCGCTAGCTGCCGTTGCGTGGTGCCACTGTCGATCAAATATTTCTTCAAGATTTCTGCATGGTCGGACTTCATCTTCACCTCCAACCATGATTTTAAATCATATCGCAGATGTTATCAATAGTTACTTTTATAATGTTTTACAATCTGTTAGCATTGGTAACATTCTTGTCTGTTTTGGAGGAAGGATATGAAACGTAGTGGTCGTAGAGAGCTGACTGATGAAGAGAAGGCAGCGGCTGCCCGCTTATTGGCAATCTGGGAAAAGAAGAAGAAATCCCTATGCCTGACCCAAGTGAAAGCGGCGGAATATATGAAGTTCGATAGCTATACCACCGTGAATCACTATTTACACGGAAGATTGCCGTTGAATACGAACACACTCATAAAATTCGCTAAGCTATTGAACGTTTCCGTTTTAGAGATATCTGTACGGAGGTTTGTCGAGGTGCTCTCCCAATAGGATGAACAGATATGACTAGACCATGACAACCTTTTGGCATAGCCTGCTATTTGCCGGCTATTTCTGGCACGGTTGGGGAGCGCAAGGATGCGCAACCTGATGATTTGATTGAAATTGCCTGGAATACCCTGCCTTCACACGGCAGGGGTCGCTGGTTCGATCCCAGCATCGCCTACCACTCTCACCGCCATGATTGCCCCCCACTTTCCATTTCCACTATGACTCCGCTATGACAACTATCCAACACGGCTACTGCCTGGTGCAGTTGCTCTGGCTGGAGATGTGCATATACCCGGTCAGTGATCCGAATATCACTATGCCGCAACAATTTGGATACGTGCTGAATGTGAACACCTGCCTGTACAAGCCATGAACCGAAAGTCCTACGTAGATCATGAATCGTACAGTGTTCGATCTCAGCGCGGCGGACAGCGGAAGCGAAACTCTTTTTGATGCTTGATATCCGCCTTCCTTGGCGGTCACAGAATACCCAGAGCGATGCCGGGCAATGGGTAGCTCGGAAATTGGCGAGTGACAGAAGCGCATTCCGTGCGGTTTGATTGAATGGCACCATCCCAGGTTTCCCATTCTTTTGTTGTTCGAGCAGAATGCGGTTTTTCTGGAAATCTACCCGTTTCCACGCTAAGCCTAACAGCTCACCACAGCGCATGCCGGTATGCAATGCCAATAGGATGAAATCCGCCAGATGTGGCGCCTGTGGCTCCTGCTTGGCGGCCTCGATGAGTTGGGCCGCTTCAGCACGCGACAGCCAACGTTGCCGTCCAGGTGGCTCCGGCAGTCGGTGTCCAGCAGCGACATTCTCCACTTTCCAGCCTTGTTTGGTCTTCGCCCAATTCAGGCAGGCCGAAAGGAAACCCAACTCCTTATTGATAGTCGCGGGCTTAGCTCCTTCCGCTTGCCGTTGCAGTTGGTATTGCACCATTTTGCCAGTGGTTAGCGAATTGATGGGACTATGCTCTCCTATAATATCGTACAGATGTTTCAGACTGTACACATCTCGGTTCAAGCTGCGTTTGTTGCTATGAGCATCAATATAAGCCAGTATGACATCCTGCAAAGTCATCGGTGGTGTGCCTTGATTGCGGCGTGCCTCAGCACGCCAGTGTCCTAAGATGAGTTGCGCTTCGCGGTAGCTATCCGTTCCCGTGCTACGGCGACAGCGTTTGCCGTCGGCGCCGGTATAACTGGCATACCAATTGGGCGATTCCGGCTGCTTGTACAGCCCGTCACGATCTTTTCGCATGTGGTTACCCTCATGCGCACCCTTGCGCAATTATTTTCTTCCTTAATTCTTTGAAACGCAATCCATTGGGTGATCACATCCTGTTCTACCAACCTACGGCCTCGAACCCGGATGGAGGTAATATATCCATCATCGATCATGCGGCGCACAGTACGCACAGATACCGCAAGCTGTCGGGCGGTTTCCTTTATCGTCAAGAGTAAGATTGGGATAGTGGATTCAGTCATGGTTGTGATCACTTAGAGTGTAGGCATTTCTTCCCACATTTTTAATCCCAAATCCTCTACTGTTTTTATTATTTCTTCCTGAGTTTCCTTAATATCTATCCAACATTCATTGTGTTTTTCAGGATAGATTACTTCGATAACCCAGTGATAGTCTTCCTTTGCCCATCCCACATCTGTTTTTATTATCACTACTCTTGTCTTCTCATCCTTTACCGCATCCATAATTTCCTTATATACATTTTTCCCTACTTTTTTCCTTAACTGCTTTTTCCATATTCTCATTCTTTCTGATGGTTTCATTGTAAGTCGCTCGATTGGTTCGTCATGAGTGTGAATGCGCAGGCAGTTGTCACGCAGTCAATGGCGCAGTAGGTTCCTATCTCTTGATAGTTTCCTGCGGAGTATAGTTTAGGAATGTCAGCACCCGACAGTAATTTCTTGGGACGTTCGATCCCCATAATGCGGGCAACCTGATCCAGGCTGATGAAACGCTCGTCCCTTAACTCCATAGAAAATGACCGAATCAATTGCATCGTGTCCATGACATCTACGATATAGTCAAGTTGTACGGACAGCAAGTCAGGTAGTTTCAATCTGTTTCGTATATATGACTGACGTATCTTCGGAAGATCGAACGCCTTCACGTTATGCCCCACAATCACGGGATCTTCCGGCAAGGAATCCAGCCAGCTTCTCATCATGATGAGCATTTCCATCTCAGTGCGTCCATGAATCCATTTCCATCCATCTATGATGGATTCGTTGACAAATCCATTGGGGAAGCAATGGAATAGTATCTTTTCTTGGCTTGTCTTGCATATCATTGAACAGCAGATGATTGGGGACATATCCATCAATGCTGCGCGTTCATGCATACGAGCAGCGTATTCCTGCCGCTTTGTCTCGATTGTCTCAGATCTCGAGCAGTTGCCAGGCGGTTTCCATGCTGCTATCGCTGCCTCAATATCAGAGGCAGAGGCATTTGCCGTTTCTATATCTAGACATATCCAGTTCACCATGACTTTTTCCCTTTACCTTGCCAAGCATCAAGCGGGTATTTTTGCGCTATCGCCTGGAGTGTGGAAATGAGAGTCTGTGAGGAGGCAGCGCACTCGGCGGGCAGATGCAGATAGACACGCACTGCCCCTTGTGGCGTCTCCATTCGAATGGGTACAGATATGCCCTGGATTGTCGGCATGGCAGGGATCATTCCCCATCCGCCACTTTGAATAGCGCTCAATTGCGTTTGCAATGCGGCCAGTAATTCGGAACTCACGGGGGGTTCAGCCATTTCAATATCTCCAATCAAAAAGTGTTTCATCATCGAGTGTACCCACAAAGAAGTAGTCTGCCGGGTTTTGAACCGCTTTTCCCAAGCTGGCCAAGTATTTCTGTGGGATTTCCGTAGCCAGGCTACAAAATGGAAATTCTATTTTTTGTGTGCCATTTTTTAAAATGGCGCGGTTTTTTGATGTGGAGATGGAGATGGAGTATGTGCCATTTGCGTAGATCGTGGTGCTCATGGTTACTTCACTTCTCTAGGGCGTAGCGATTTTCGTGCTTTTCAGATTCATACTCTAGCCATGCAGAATAGTTTTCTTCGTGGGAAATCTGCTCCTTCAGTGCTTCATGTATGGCTTCACCTATCCATGGGATTTTCCTACCAACTCGTAGAATCAGGCGGGATATTGCCTCCTGTCCGTCATTGTCCATCAGAGATAGACTGGCGATTATTGTTGACGGCGACGCATTCGTGTTATGATTGACGCGCATTGTGATACCTCATTGATTGCGTAGGCAGTACCCGGCTTGGCTGTGTTGGCGCACAGCCAAGCCGTTTTCATTTATGCTGCCTGCAGGACAGCTTTCTTGATTTCCTTTTCTATTTCCTGTTCCAAGGCCAGGATCACCTTCTTGTTGAAAAGTTCTGTTACATCAGCGTGCCTACATTCTTGCCGAGGCATGTATCCTCCGGCTGGCGTGTAGGTTTCATCATATCTGCAGATGGCCACGAACTTTTCTATATTCACGTTGTCATCCTCGTACCAGAACTCCACTCGGAGTTCTACTTCCTGTCCGAAGATCGTATCCTCGTAGTCATTTATATAGTACTCACCTTCGTTTTTTCCTAGTATCAGATTTTCGCGTTTCATACATCACCTCATGGATTGGTTGGGATAGTTGAACGCACTCATATATATGTATGTATGTGCTCAAGTATCCCTTCCTGGCCCGGCAGCCTTCCTGCCGGTGTTCATCGGTGCGTCCAGAACCTCCGAAACTCCCCATTTGGTGGCCACAAGGTGGGTGCCTTGGCCCTCCCTGGTACATGCCATTCACAATGCATATATTAGCACTGCTCACATGAAGGTCAAGACTTTTTTTAATATTATTTTCATTGCTCACAGGCTTGGTGTGATATACAATAAATATCAACCTTCTTATTTATGTAGGTGAAAAGTGACAGCAATAAATGGAGGCAGGTTTGTGAAGGGTGATCCCCGATGTTATCGGGCCGGCAGGCCTGCTGTAGCGTCAGTGATCGTGAAAGCGCGACAACAAATCTATAAAAAACTCCCAAAAATTCTGGAAAAACTGATCGCAGCGGCTGATGAAGGCGATAGACAAGCCGCTACATTTCTAGCCAGCAAAGTAATGCCTGACATCCGCCCGACTGAGGCACCCAACGATTTTGTCCTACCTGCTGATGCTCCAGAGGCAGCAGTGGCTGATGCGGTGTTAACCGGCACGATCACGCCGCAACAAGCATCCGCGTGGCTACGGATCAGAATGCTGGAGCACGTAAAAACCACTGGAGGCACGATGACGCATGCTGAATTTGTGCATTGGCTCCAGCAGGAAGTAAGTTTCGATCCCCCTATATCTAACCCAGAGCACAATAACCCATGACAATTACAGTCCAGCAATGTAACCCATATTTTTCCGTAAAATTACAGCAGGTCGCCAGTGCGACCATACTGGCCGGCAGTGAAGTGACAGTGCCCGTGAACGCTACGGAAGGGGTCTGCGTGGTACGCATAGGTCGAGCTTCTGCATCAGCAGGATCCAATCAGCTAGGCGTTATCATCCAGGGAAACCCTGCTCCGTCCGGCCAGGGTTATGATGATATGTGGGTTCCTATTACTGTCCTAAATTCCACAGGATTGACGGCCGCTCCGGTAATACACACTACTGAAAGTGGGGCCACTAATGCGGGTGCCACTTCAATTACGCTGACTAGTGGTACTGGACTAGTGAAAGGACAGGTTTTGTTTTTGAATGACACGGCTGAATTTTTCACAGTAGGATCATTCTCCAGCGCCGTGATCACGCCCGCATTCCCTCTGGTCAATGCCCATGCGGACACAACCCCTGTGTACAGCGGCTCTGAGTTTCTCTCGTACCATCTCGGCGTTCAGCATTACGCCAGATTGCGAGCACTTGTTGATACCGCGTCTGCTGGCACTGAAACC